GGGTGGACTGTTTGTCTGAAAAAGAAAACGGTGTTTCCGTTTTTCTTTTTTCGGATAGTTTGGTTGTTCCGTTGGTTGCGTTGTTGCGGTTTTGTATTCGAGCGGCCGTCTTGCGGTTGACGTATGTGGCGCCTCGGCTGGCGTTGCAACTGGCGCATGATCCGACAATGTTAGTTCTGTCGTAAGGGTCTATGCCGGCGTCGACTTCTATGACGTGATCGGCTTGGCAACTGGGTTTCTTTCGGCACCAGTGGCATACGGGTTCTTCTGCAAGGACTTGGGCCCGTAGTTCTTTCCATCGTTTGGTTCCGTAGACAGGGTTGCCGCTCATGTCAAGAGCATAGGGCAAGGTCAAGGGATCTGACGCCCAAGCGGAAGGGCACCGCTCGGTTGTCGTCGTTTGTCATGGGTTGCGCGTGTGGTTTGTGTCCCCCACTATTTAGGGCAAGTAGCCCATGGGAGCCTGTCTAGTTTTGTTCGGTGGACAACCATTCGCAATATACGTTTGAACGCTGATCGGTCACTAGGCGTGACCGTCTACCCTCGTTCCCGAGTGTTCCCAGAGCAGGCTTCAGGTTCCTGCAAGGGCTAGTGAACGCCTCTGTGCGCTCTGATGGTGTCAGTTGTGATGGGACGCTAGACGCGCTCAACCAGTCAGGTCAAGCAGGGTCAGGTCCCCAAGCCAAGCGTTGACTGATCTTCTCTAGGTCTTTGGGCCGCCAGACGTGGACCTCTTGCCCTGCGTCCTCCAGCGTGTTGATCCATTCCCACTGCGTGTTACTGACCACGCCTTTAGGGGCTTTCAGTTCGACATAAATACACCCTCGTGTCGGGTGAACCATGACTAGATCGGGGAATCCTTGGTCGCCTGTGTTTGGGGTGATCCATCGTCCCGGTCGGATCTGTGCAGGTTGGGTGTGCATCACTTTCCAACGATGCAACTTAGCCAATGTAATCACGGCTTTTTGGAACTCTGCTTCGGACGGATCAGCCACCGTTCATCAGCCTGTCTATAATCTCGGACGCTTCACGTTTTGTAGATGGTGCTTGACCTTGGTAATCCTTGGCTCGAAGCATCGCCATCTGTTTTGGGGTCGGCGGTTCACCCGATGATCCAATAGTTTGGGTGCGTGCGGGAGCTGCACTGTTGGTGGATGTCGGGCTTGTTAGTACGGCGGGCCCGACCGACTCGGGTTGACGATTGCGAACTTCCTCAAACGACGCCAACTTAGGACCGAACGACATCATCAGCCCGAGGACACGCCCGAGAGCCGATGTGCTTGCGTTCATTTGCTCGCTGTCACGGGTGAATGAGGTCTTGCCGGGGAATGGTTCAAAGCAGGTTGCTTGGCATGGGATCGGATCGTCGGGTGTACGCCATGCCTGCATCGTGACGCTGATGAATGTTTTGTCGTCAATGCTGATGATCTCTGGTCGGTTTTCCATGATCCTAAGTTCGGGCCAGCGTTCTAGTGCAGCCGCAAAACGGGTTGGTACGTCTACATAGTTTGAGAGGTCCATTATGATTCCATGTCCTTCATGTGTCGGGCCTGTGCAGGCGTTTGGTTTTTAAGATTGTTAACGACTCGAATCATGGCGACACAGCGAGCAGTTTCCTCAACTGTCATTCCTTTAAAGCCAAACTCCTCAGCGCATTTGAGACAGATGCCTCGCAACTCTGTACGCATACGCATATCGGCAGAGTTGAAGCCACAAGCGCAAATGTTGCAGTTCATCGGAAACCGCCTAGACGCATCGCCACGATGACATCTTGCGTGCTTTTGGTCAGATTGGACAAATAGACACCGTTTTCCTCAGCGACATAAGCCAACTCTGTGAGCGCCTTCCTAAGCATCGCTACATCGTCTCTAAGGCGTTCAATCTCCCAAGTCGCGGCACGCATAGCAATATCGGCTTTGGTAATCATGGCGGTCATTTCCGCTAACTGTTCGGTCATGGTCGGGGCTCCTTGATTTGTCGGTATTTTCCGTCACGGTACACCAGCGGTGTTGCTGGGATCGTGTCGGATTGTAGTTGTCGGCGTTCTTTCCATGTGAGACCGCCCCAAATGCCGTAGCACTCCAACTGTGTTGTCGGATATTTGAGGGATTCGGCGAGACATTCGGGACGGACCACGCAGGTGGCGCAGACTGCTTTGGCTTCAGCAATACGAGCCTTGGAAAATCGTTCGCCTGGTTCAAATATGAACAGGTCAAGGTTCATGCCTTTGCAGGCGGCGTGATCCCACCAGCGGTCTAGCACAGTCGCCAAGGTTTCCATCCGCAACCGCCTGTCTCTGCAATGTCGGAATAGAGCAAATAGGCAAAACGCAGGTTTAGGGTCGGGTCGCTCATTGATTCCTCCATGGGCATATTGAAAAGTTGCTCAACATATTTCCGATGAATTTCATTTATCTGTGCGACACCGTGGTCATTTCCATTGAACGATGGATGGGTGTAACTGACGTTGAGACAGCGGGTTTCTTTCCAGAGCAGGCGACCCAACTTTTCGAGTGTCTCAGGGTTGTTGGGCCAGCCGACAGAAATTGCGGTCGGGAACCATTCTTGACACTTAATTTCGGACGGTACGGATACCACGGTCGTTGACGGTTGGGTTGTTGTTGTGGTAGTGGCCGCCGTGGTGGTCGTTGTTTCTGTGAGCGCCTCAGCGCGGTCCTCAAGTTGTTGGGGTGTCAACATCCCAAGCGTGACCGTTGAGGGCACAGGGAGAGTCTGAAGGGGCTCTGTGTTGCCTTGTACGCCAGTGATCGCCCATAAAGCACACAGGGCGTAGGTTGTAATGCTGATTATTGCTAGTCGTTTAAGATTCATTTAGTAGTCCTCTGATAGGTCCGCAGCTGATTTGCGGGTGCTGAAAAAGCCGTCCAGCATCGGGTTGTTTTGCATGATCTCTCGGGCCAAATAAGCGCGGTAATTGTTGTTGAACTTGAACTCACTGTTGGGGTCGTAAGTGGTGGAGTGCTGAAACCGTAGAACTTCTACGAGTGCGCCGATGCCGTAGTGGTTGTGGCCGTTGTTATACAGGGCGTAACACATTTTGGTGAGTCGTTCAATGACCCACGGGTTCGCCTCTTTGAAAGCTTCGTACTTGAGTTTCTCGGCTGGGACATCGAGAACGTCAAAAAGGGATTGTTGCATTGCTTTCCTCCTGCGGTCGGGGTCCACCTATTGGGGGACGCACTTGGTTGCCAGTCATTTGACCGACTCCCAAGCCGATTGTCAAGGCACTACGCAAATATTTGGGCAAAAGCCTTATCCACTAGGGTCACACTGTCTGCGTGGGTCGGACTGATTTCGACGTGCGTCCAGTCTCCGCCGGGTGTGCCAGCGTTCTTTTGTGGGGTCCATGCTTTCCAAGCGTCACGGTCGCATCGGTAACCGCCGCCATATTTGGTCAGGTTTGGGATCGGGCAACCTACGCCGTCGTAACAGTGAATCTCTTCTATGCCCAAAATGTCGCGGTGAGTAAACAGGAATTCGACCATGGCTTTACGGGCGTCGGCGTTCTGTTTGGCGGTCCCTTTGCCTTTGAGGTCTACGGCCCGCCATGTTGCATGAACACTGAGGTTGGCTGAGCCGCGCATCGGACGGTTGGCGTAGATGCCCAACGATTTCATGCCGAAAAGGTATTCCATGAATTCGACAAACCGTTTCGTGCCGGGTCGTTCTGTGGGATGGTTGCCGTCTTTGTTGCCTGTGTACGGTCTACTGGTCATCTTTTTGGTCCTTATCTTTGAGGCCGTTTGAGGCGAGGATACCTGATAGTGCGCCAGTGAGGAACAGCATCATGGGGCTGAGTAGCGACCATGCGCTTTCGTCATTGGGTGAAACGTCTAACGGTTGCACCACAAACAGCAAGCCGTATAAAAGTGCGGCGGTTGATCCTAGGAACGCGACCGCTAAAGCGATGCCGACGATGAGAATAAGTCGGGCTTTGATCTCGGAATTGCTCAATCGTTTCATTGGTTGCACCTTGGGGCCGTAGGTTGGTCGACACAAGTTTCACGGGTTCTGTCGTTGCATGAGGTGATTACGAAAGTCATTGCAATGATTAGGGCGGCGGCGACAATCAGGCTTTTCATCAGGCTGGCCCAATATCTTCCACTAAAAGAAACCCGAGGATTGTTCCCGACCTTTGCGCTTGACCTGTACCGGAACTGCATTGCAGGGTTGCCACAAAGTTTCGGGTTCCAGCAGTCAAAGTAACGATGGCTTGACATATTCCGCTAGTCGGGATTGCGGTACTTGCTGACTGGTTTAATTCTCTAACCTCGTTTTGGATAGCGCCTGCAAGGTTTGTAAGTCGAATTCTCAAGGTGAAGACTGCGTTTGCGCCTGCGCTTGCCAAACTTGGTTCTTGGTATGTAATGCGGTAGTAACGGTTTGCGACAGCGGTGAACGATGAGCCAGTAATCATTACTTCTTCGGCAGTGACTGTTGCATCGGTGGCATCGACACTGTTGTATGCCATGATTCCACGAGGAAAACGGTTCTGTTGTGCCGCTGTCAGAACGGCACCTGACGAAAAGTCTGTGTTTGGGTTGATAGCCATATTTCTCCTTTACCAACCTAAACGGCTGGTGTCTAAAATACCTAGAAAAGTTGAGTTAAGTGTGAAAAACTGGTAATACTGCAACGGGCTCATATCAAAAGTGACTGTTGTTTGTTGCGGTGTCACGTTGAATGAGTAGCCCTCAACAACGACGTTGACTGCTGTACTTACACCACCGGGGGGCGTGTAATTCAAAGTCAAAGTCCTGTTATTTGAAATAATATAAAACATTGAAAAAAATAGATCGTCTAAAGCGGTTTGGTTTTGCGCTACATCGCTAAAAGAACAACTAAACCTGAGCGACGCAGGGTCACTTAAAGTGTTGGCAATCCAACTGGCGTTCCCGTTTGCTTGAGTAGCGTTATAGTCAACGGTTTGGCTGGAATAAAAAGAACTGCCATAAGTTGAAACAGAACTGGCGTTTGACACCGTTTGATCTGCCACACCAGTACTGGTAATGGTCGCATTGTTGATGAACTGCAAGCCGTTCTGGATTCGATCAAAAGACTGATACCCAATTTGTGTAGCGGTAGCAGTCCGACCTAACTGAATTGAACCTGGGGAAGTACCACTAATCAAATTTCTGCTACGAATAAACAAATTGTTATCATAAGCAACTAAAAAACCGCGTTCAGTTGTGACAGCCAAATTCACATAATTAGAAACTGTGCCTGTATAAGTAATTGCTGAACCGATTGAAGTACTACTGCCACCTAAACCAAAAAATTCTAAATCTGTTGGGAGTGGGCCACCACTAGTAGCATTGAAATCAAGGCATTGTTCATACACCGTGTTTTGCGGTATGACATACGAAGTCGCTTGAACACGGCCCGCTCGACTCAACCAGTCCGCACAAATAAGGGTTGCCGTGTTTAATCCAACACCGCCCGGTGCGTCGTTGTAGTTAATTTCTTGGACCCAAAAGTTAAAGTTGCTTTGGATTACACCACTGCTGTTTAAAATTTGAACGTCAATGGTGGTTCCATAGGCGATCGTTGACGCATAATCGGAAGCGTTGTTAATTGTCAAATTAAGGAATTTGCCTGAGTAAGTGTCTAAATATTTTTCTCGTCCAAAACTAAAGTTCATAGACAGAACTTTGTCTGTGATGTCAACGGCACCTCCACCTGTGCCTTTGTTAATACGCCAAGTGAGTTTTGTCATTACATAGTCCGAGTGTTAACAGGTACAGGGCCTGACTGGCGGACATAAGTTTGCAACGCTCGAACAACCTCATTCGGGTCGGCTGAAGTGACCGTAATGTTGATGGTGCCACCGCCGCCTAAAGCGTGGTTTGGGGTGATGTTTCCCGACGATGTTGGTGTGAATAACTCTGGTCCCTGCTCACCCACTAGATACGAATTGCCAAAATTGACCGGACCCCCGTTTGCGCGAGCAGTTATACCTTCAAGCCTGAAAGAGTCATAGACGTCCCCGTCCATAGACCCGTTAGCAAGAAATGTGGCGAGGGCTAAAGCGGCGGCTGGGCCTTGAGTTTTGAATCGAAGCAAAATGTCTTTAGAAGAAACGGTGTCTATACCGCCTGATATGGCAGCCAACATTCCAACAAATTCGGCGGCCTGCTGTTCGTAGGCGTCAATGTCGGCTTGGGCACCTGACCCAAAAGCAAGTTTGGCGGCGGCTTCAAGTTCTTTAAGTTTTAATTTGGCTTGGTCTAACGCAACTTCTTGGTCAAGGTTGTCGGTTAAAACTTTCCATGCGGCGTCAGCATTAAAGAGAGCTTTAGTCGTGTCATTAATACTGTCGTTGAGCGGATCAAACCCTTCATTTTTTGTTTCTTTGAGGGCAATTAAAACTTCAAAAATCCCTCCATTCATAGTTTTGAAAGCATCGAACAGTCCTATGCCGTTACCACTTAATTCTTTTAGAACGGCACCTGTCCTTTTCGGTGGTTCAGAGTCGTCTGAAAACAAACCAAAGAAACCGCCAATGGCGTCGGTCAGTCCGTTGTAACCATCTTTAAGTAATTGTATTACTGGAAAATAACCAAAATGGTCTCTTGCCCAAGAAGCACCCGGTATTTTTTCTAATGCTTGACCTACGGCGCTAATGTCGTCAACAAGTTCACCAACATCAACTAAAAGCGGAATAAGGCTTTCGCCTAAAGACAAAGACAAATCTTCAACAGTGTCTTTCAATTTGTCCATCATGTCCCGGAACTCTTTGGCTTTTTTCAGTTCTGAAGGATCAATAACTTTTGCGTCAGACACATTGCCTAAAGCGGCAGATAGATCGTCAGCGCCCATCTCAATGAGGGTGGACATTGACTGCCAGCCCTTGCCAAGCAGTTGGGCCGCAACCTTGGCTTTTTCCGCTGGGTCCTTAATGCCTTTGATTCGTTCAATGGTGTTCAAGAACGTTGCGTTGACGTCTAAAGAACCGTCGGCCAAATAGACGAGATCTACGCCAAGTTCACGCACTTTGTCCGAGTCTGTACCAATGGTTTTATTGAGGCGACCGATAGCAGTCGAAACGGCGTCAATCGGTATTCCGATGTCGCCTGCAACTTCCATATATCGGGAAGCATCTTGGATCGCTAACCCTGTTGAGGTCGCAAACTTTTCGGCAGCTAACGCCAACTTTTGGAAAGCCTGAACGCCGTCCATAGCAAATTTAGCAAAAGCAATACCGCCAGCAACCGCAAACGACGCGGCATTGGCAGCAACGGCATCTAAAGCAACTTTGGAACCAGCCTTAAATTTGCCCATGCCACCCTGAGCGTCAGCAACGGCAGTCTTAAAGTTACCAAAAGCGGCTTTAGCGGCCTTAATACCTGAGTCTGAGAACTCGGTGAGAATTGGAATGTTGATTGCCATTAGCGGTTCACCTTCATAAGTTCTTGATTCGCTTTAAAGATTACCTCTTTAATGACAGGCTCTAAAGCCTTCTGAAAATCTGGGATCGCTTTCTCTCCACCAGCCCAAACCATACGCGACGGACCGCGACCAAGACTTGAAGTAAGGACGCCAGCAAAGTTTGGACGCGCACGCGGACCACTACGACTTCTATTGCCACTTTTGCCAGCCATGTCAGCGATCGCGAGAGCCGCGCCTTTTGTGCCGACAGTGATCGTTCCGATTGTCTCATATTGAGCGCCCAAAGCAATGTTGCGTTTGCGTGCTTTTCGAGTGTTCGTTTTGACGACGACGTTCTTTGTTTGACCGTTTTTCCACCCGGTACGCCACTGCCCATCCATGCCCCGAGTCGGTGACGATGAAGGAACTAACGGCGTAATTGCGTCCACAACAACTTGCCCGAGTTTGCGGATCTCTTTGCCGTAAGCACGACGCAATTTAGGGTCTATGGAATTGATCGTACGCAACGCCTCTTTCAGGCCAGTTGGTTTGAGATCAATTCCAAGACTCATCTTTTGTGTTTCGCTTTCTCGTTTTCCTCAACAAGCAAACGAACCATCTCATCCACAACCGACGCTGGACACTCCATCAGATCCAACGGACTGATGCCTGTCCTAATTGCCAGCTGCGCTATGAGGTTGACTGCGCGTCCTGCTTTGGTTTCTCTTTTGGGACAAACGTAATGTCCCCTACTTTTTCAACCCACTTAGGAAACAGTTCCACGATTACGCCACTCGAGCGCACCGCGTCCCATGCCAACCAAGCCAAAGCCTTGAATTTCATGTTTTCTAGAAACTGCCCGACGGAGAGTTGAGGGTGATGATCTTCCCACCTGCACGCAACACCGTAAGTGATCGGTGCCTCGTGTGTTTCTCCGTCGAGCATCTCTACTCGTAACGTCATACCAATCATGTCGGGGTCCTTTGGTTGTGTTGGTTAGATCAGGCTACGGCGCGGACCCAAGTGCCACCAGTGCCCGTAACGGTCATGGTGTCAAGGGAGCCGACGGTGCTTGAAATCGGCATAAACGACGAGATCATCATGTTAGAAATCGTATAAATCGGATTGCCGGGTGCAGCGACACCGCTATCTGGTGCCACGATGACGGTGGTGTCACCGTCGCCAACAACATCTGACAAATACTTTTCCACTGAGGTTGCGCCGTACTCAAGAAGCACAGTTGCCGAAACGCTGACCGTTTGAAGGCCAGCGACAAACTTGTGTCCAGTGGCTCCCATGACGGTTGCCTCAAGCGAGTCAAAGCCTGCTTCGAGGGTGATAGATGAACAGTTGAGTGAAATGTTGTTTGCGCCAATGGTGATTTGTCCACTGCCTTGGTAAACGATTGCCATGATGTTTTTCCTTTGTTAGTTAGCGGGTCGCTGTAAGTTTGATAGTGAGGTCGTAACAGGGGAGGTCTTGCGACCCGATCGTTGCGATGGATGGTTGTCCCGAGATGACTGCAATGTCTGACCCGAGAATTTGATCGGCGACGCCGAGTATGTAGTCGCTGGAGTCTTGGTTGCCGGGTGGCGATCCAAGGATTCGAATAGTGATTGTGACGTCACTGACTTTGGATGTTGGGTTTGCACCAAACGATTCAAACGACGGCAACTCAATAAAGACGCTGAGCGGTCGTGCGTTGCGTGGATCGGTAACAGGCTTGAGCCCAAGGGCCGTGAGCGATGCGGAGACCGTGTTGATCGCGTCTGTGAAAATGCCAGCCATGTTAAGCGCACTGCGATCTCTTAACGCCAAGCAACTGGTTAACTCGTCCAAGTGTCATCAACGGTGGTCCGCTCATGTCACCAAACGACGCATAACTGTCTCCAGTGGTCCCGCGTTCCCTGTAACAACCAGCAGCATATAAAGTCGTACCGAGCAGTACGGCCGCATCTGGTGCACTGGTCAAATTATCGTGGTATCCAGCGGAGACCCTGCGACGAAAACACCATGAGTTCGCAGCTGCTACACAAGTAGTGAGGAAAGCGGTGTCATTTGCCGTGGCCGACGAGATCCCGAGAAACTCTTGCACTGCTGCGACCGTGGTCCAACTGCAAGTCTGGGTCCAAGTTACGGTTCCAGTCGCTGCAGATCTCGGATAGTTATCGAAG